GCAGTAGTTAATGATCTTATTGCAATTGCTCAAGGCACTCGTAAAGACTGTGTTGTTGTTGCATCCCCTGCTCGTTCTGATGTTGTTACATCAAATGATGTTAATAACGATATTATCACAACAGCTAAAACGTTTACATACTCTTCTTACTTATTCATGGATAACAACTATCTTAAAGTATATGATAAGTATAACGATCAATACATCAAAATTCCTGCTGCTTCTTCAACTGCCGGTATTATGGCGGCATCTGACAATGATCAAGCTGCGTGGTATTCACCAGCCGGTCAGAGACGTGGTGTTTATTTAGGTGTAACCGGTCTAGAGTACTCACCAAATAAATCCGAGCGCGATCTGTTATATCGTAATAGCATTAACCCAATTGCTAACCTTCCTGGTCAAGGTATCCTACTTTACGGTGATAAAACACACATGGCTCGTCCAAGTGCATTTGATCGTATCAACGTACGTAGACTCTTCCTCGTCCTTGAAAGAGCAATTGCTCTTGCCGCACGTAACGTGATGTTCGAATTCAACGATGAGTTTACTCGCGCAGAATTCACGAACATTGTTGAGCCATTCCTTAGAGAAATCCAAGGTAGACGTGGTATCACTGACTTCCGTGTTGTATGTGACGAAACAAATAACACAGCAGCAGTCATTGATAGAAACGAATTCATCGCAAGCATCTTCATCAAACCAGCACGTTCAATTAACTTCGTAACGCTTAACTTCGTTGCAGTTAGAACCGGTGTTGAATTTGAAGAAGTTGTTGGCTCAGTATAATAGACGTTAGGAGAAAATAAATGGCTATTCTTGGAGTAGACGATTTTAAAGCCAAATTAAAAGGTGGTGGCGCACGTCCTAACCTCTTTAAGGCGACAATCAACTTTCCGGCTTATGCAGGTGGAGATGTAGAACTTACATCTTTCATGTGTGAAGCTGCACAACTTCCTGGATCAATTATGGGTGTAGTTACTATCCCATTCCGCGGAAGACAACTTAAAATTGCTGGCGATCGTACGTTTGATACGTGGACGCCAACAATCATTAACGATACTGATTTTGCAGTTCGTAACGCGATGGAGCGTTGGATGAATGGTATTAATGCCCACAAGGCAAATACCGGTCTTACAGCTCCAGTAGATTACAATGCCGACCTATTGGTTGAGCAATTGGATAGAGACGAAAGTGTTCTGAAGACATACAACTTCCGTGGTTGCTTCCCAACAAACATCTCGCCAGTTGATTTGAGCTATGGCGCAAACGACGATATCGAAAGATTCCAAGTTGAGTTCCAAGTTCAGTATTGGGAATCAAACACGACTTCTTAATAAGATCATATATACTACTGGACCAGGCCTTAATTGGCCTGGTCTTAACTAATAATAGGATTTAATATGGCCGATAATTCGTTGAAACTTTTTGGGTTTGAGATTGCAAGATCTAAAACTAAAGAGAAAGAAGAAAAGAAACTGAAGTCTATTGTACCAACAGTAGATGAGGACGGAGCAGGATATGTTTCGGCCGCAGGTGCTCATTACGGTCAATATGTAGATTTAGATGGCGATAAGTCTAAAGACAACGCAACATTAATTCACAAATATCGTGGCGTGGCAATGCATCCTGAAGTTGATGCGGCTATCGAAGATATTGTGAATGAAGCGGTATCGGGTGGAGATGAGATTGCTGTTAGCCTTAATATGGATAACATTGAGGTCTCAAAGGGAATTAAAAGTAAAGTAATTGAAGAATTCGACCATATTTTGTATATGCTCAAATTTAATGATTTGGGTCATGATATTTTTAGAAAATGGTATGTTGATGGAAGATTAAACTTTCACGCTGTAGTTGATGAGTCAAACTTAAAGGCCGGTATTCAAGATATTAGACCTATTGATTCCGCTAAAATGCGTAAAGTAAAAGAAGTTAAAAAGACAAAAGATCCTATTACAGGCGCAAGCTTAGTTGAAGGTTCTACGGAATACTACATTTATCAAGAAAAACCTGGAGAACAGAATAGCGGAATCAAATTAACAAAAGATTCAGTTGTTTACGTCACATCGGGTTTGCTAGATGCTACTCAAAAGAAAGTAGTATCTTATATACATAAAGCTCTTAAACCAATTAATCAATTGCGGATGATGGAAGATTCTCTTGTAATCTATCGTCTAGCAAGAGCACCAGAACGCAGAATTTTCTATATCGATGTAGGCAATATGCCTAAGGGCAAATCTGAAGAGTATATGAAAGGTATCATGGCAAGATACCGTAATAAACTTGTATATGATGCTTCAACTGGTGAAGTTAAAGATGATCGTAAGCATATGTCTATGCTTGAGGATTTTTGGCTACCTCGTAAAGAGGGTGGAAGAGGAACTGAGATTAGTACTCTTCCGGGAGGTGAAAACCTCGGTCAGATTGATGATATTATTTATTTCCAAAAACGTCTTTATAGATCACTTAACGTTCCGATTGCTAGATTAGAACAGGAACAACAGTTTTCATTAGGAAGATCTACTGAAATTTCTAGAGATAAACTTAAGTTCCAAAAGTTTATTGATAGATTGCGTAAACGTTTCTCTATGTTATTTAGAGAACTTCTTAAGAAACAACTTCTTCTTAAAAATATCATTACCGAAGATGATTGGGAAACCTGGTCAAATGATATTATTTTTGAATTTGCTAGAGATAACCATTTCTCAGAATTAAAAGATGCAGAAATGTTAAGAGAAAAACTACAATCTCTAGATCAAGTACAAAATTATGTTGGCGAGTACTTTTCTAAAGAGTGGGTAATGAAAAACATTCTTAAATTTGATGATGATGAAATTTCACTTATGACAAAGCAAATCAACAAAGAGATGCCTGAAAATGATGAAGTTGAGGCTCACAACACTGAAGTTAATGACCAAATTCAAGCCGATCGAGATGCCGCTGCGGCTGACCGTGAAGCTAAAGCTGCAAAGTCAGCTCAATAATAATTTATATATAATCACAGCGAAATACAGGAGTTATTATGTCTGAAGTAGAAGAAAGAAATCCATTAGAGAATATGATTGACTTTGCATCAAACGCAGAGTTTAATAAAGCTAATGACGTTTTTGATGATGTTCTGAGACAAAAAGTATCAGATGCACTTGAACAAGAAAAGGTTGCATTATCACAAGAAATGTGGGGCAATGCATCTGCTGAACAAGAAGCTATGGAAGTTGATTTAGATATTACCGATGAAGATCTAGATGCAGCTGCTGAAGAATATGTTGAAGAAGACGAAGATTAAGTTAAAAGTTTAAAACATATAAATACATTAGAATATAAAAAGTGTATCCATGAAAACATTTAGACAAATACGTGAAGCTAAAAATACTATGCCACCTGGTGAGCACGTGTTTGACGCTAAAGTAAAAGGCTATAAGGTCATGGTGCATAAACAAAAGAATAAGTTTGTAGCTTATGTAGACAATGAGAAACTAGACGAATATTCGTCACTCAATGACGCTAAAAGGGCTGCTAACGAGTTTATAAAAATGGCAGGGGCTAAGTAATGAAGCTTATTACAGAGTATACCGAGACAGACGTTCAATGTCTTGTTGAGAAAAAAGAAGACGGTTCGAAGAACTATGTCATTGAAGGTATCTTTGCCCAGGCTGAAGGTAAAAACAGAAATGGTCGCATCTATCCAAAGAACGTTATGGAAGGTGCAGTAAACAAGTATTACACAGACCAAGTTAAAACTAAGCGCGCAGTTGGGGAACTAAATCATCCCGATGGTCCAACTGTAAACTTAGATAAAGTATCCCATCTTATCACAGACCTCAGAATTGAGGGAAATGATGTGATGGGTAAAGCACGTATTTTGGATACTCCAATGGGTCAAATTGTAAAAGGTTTGCTTGAGGGCGGTGTTCAACTAGGTGTTTCAACTCGTGGTATGGGAAGCCTTGAGAATAGAAACGGCGTTATGTATGTCAAAGAAGACTTTATGTTAAACACGATTGACATCGTCCAAGATCCATCTGCACCGAATGCTTTTGTTAATGGTATTATGGAAGGCGTAGACTGGGTATGGAATAATGGCGTTATCGAATCTAGGGAAATTGAAAGAATAGAGACTGAAATTAAGAAAGCTCCGAGAACTGATCTTTATGAGACACAGGTTCGCGAGTTCAAGAATTTCCTCTCGTTGATGAAAAACAAATAAGGAGTCAATTATGACTGATCAAGTAAATCAGGATATTGAGCTCGATGATGACGAGAATGTTGTTGAGGCTCACGATCCGAAAAATGCAGAAGATCAATCTGTTAAATCTGTAAAAGGCGCAGAAGCCGCAGGTAAAACAGCTCCAGCTCGCAAGGGTGACAAGAAAAACTCTGATAAATCAGATCTAACAGCTACTGCTAAACCATCTGGTTTACAAGCTGAAGATTACGATTTCTCGGGCGATCTTGACGCACTTGTAAACGAAGAAGCTACTCTCTCAGAGGGTTTCAGAAATAAAGCTGGTATAATCTTCGAAGCTGCACTTAAGTCTAAGTTAAGTGAAGAAGTTGAACGCATGGAAGCAAATTATGCTGAAGCGCTTCAAGAGGAAATCGAAACAACTAAAGCCGACCTAGTCGAAAAAGTTGATGGTTACCTAAACTACGTAGTTGAAAATTGGATGGAAGAAAACCGTCTTGCAATTCACAACGGTCTCCGTACTGAAATTGCAGAAGGTTTCATGGAAAAGCTTAAAGATCTCTTCACAGAATCTTATATTGAAGTTCCAGATTCCAAAGTCGACCTAGTTGACGATTTAGCTGAACAAGTTGCATCTCTTGAAGAGAAACTTGACGCAACTACAGCTAATGCAATCGAAATGGCAGAAGAGCTTAACTTGTATAAGCGCTACGACGTCATTCGTGAAGCCGCGCGCGGCCTCGCAGAAACAGAAATTGAAAAGCTAGCAAATCTAGCTGAAGATCTTGACTTTGAATCAGAAGAAGCTTTCGCAGCGAAAGTGAAAACTATCAAAGAATCATACTTCACTAAAAAATCATCTTCTGAATCTATCGCAGAATCATTTGAAGAAGATACTGACGACGATACAGTCGAAGTTTCTGGCGCAATGGCTGCATATGTTAATGCAATTAAGAAAAACCAAAAATAAGGAAATCCAATTATGGAAACATATGATCGTTTAACAGAGAAATGGGCTCCAGTTCTCAACGAAGGCGCAGACATCAAAGATGCTCACCGTCGTGCCGTAACGGCTGTTGTTCTTGAGAACCAAGAAAAAGAGTTTGCTTCACAAGCTGCTCAAAACAACATGCTCACAGAAGCTGCTCCAGGCAACAACACTGGTTCAGCGTCTAACTGGAACCCAGTTCTTATCTCACTTGTTCGCCGCGCTATGCCGAACATGATGGCGTATGACGTTGCTGGTGTTCAGCCGATGACTGGCCCAACAGGCTTGATCTTCGCAATGAAATCACGCTACGGTGCTGGTTCAACTGGTTCGACTGAAGCTCTCTTCAACGAAGCAAACACAGCATTCTCAGGTGACTCATCTGTAACACAAACTGGCGGTCCATCAGGTCTTGCTGGTCTTACAGACGCTGGCGCAGATAGCTCGATCGACAACGACCGTACAGGTCCATCGGTTGCTTCTGGTATGCCAACTGCAGATGCTGAAGCACTTGGTTCAACAGGTGGTTCGTCTTTCAATGAAATGGGTTTCACCATCGAAAAAGCGACCGTGACTGCGAAATCACGCGCGTTGAAAGCTGAGTACAGCCTTGAGCTTGCACAAGACCTTAAAGCGATTCACGGTCTTGACGCTGAAACAGAGCTTGCGAACATTCTTTCAACTGAGATCCTTGCGGAAATCAACCGTGAAGTTATTCGCACAATCAACAGCCAAGCTAAGACTGGTGCTTCTACTGCAAACACAGCAATCAACGGTATCTTTGACCTTTCAACAGATGCTGATGGTCGTTGGAGCGTAGAGAAGATCAAAGGTCTTATTCTTCAGCTCGAGCGTGAAGCGAACGTAATCGCAAAAGAAACACGTCGTGG